AAAAGCTAAATACTTTCGGAGATAACTCAAGAAAGAGTTAGATCCAGTCGAAGTAAAAGATATTAAAGGAAGTGAAAAGGAAATAAATAAAACAATATCCGATACAAAAGAATACTCCAAGGAAGAGTTATTCAAAATGTATGTAGTTGGATTATCTCAAGGTGATTTGACAAAATACAAATCAGCAATGAATACTGATGATGATAGTGCTTTACTACCTCCAGGTGAATTTGTAGCTGAGGTTGAAAGACTTGAAGAGGAATTAGGTGTTGCTAGAAAATTTGCTAATGTTAGAAGATCTACAAAATCAACTCTTTCATTCTTACTTGGTGATGATGATTTAGAGGTATTTGATACAGATGAAGCAGGAGCAAAGACATCTACAAAGAATAGCTATGAGAAGATCACATTACTTTGGAGGAAATTCGCTGGTATCTTACCAATAACTGATGAGCTTGAAGAGGAATCAGCTATTGATCTTTGGAATGATGCAGTAAATAGATTTGCTAGAGCATTTGCTAAGAAGGAAGATCAATTAGTATTTACTGAAACATCAAATGTATCTCCAAAGAATCATGGTATCATGAATGTAGCAGGAACAAATGTAGTTGAGCTTTCAGGAGATAGTATGGAAGACCTAAGTTATGATGATATTGTAGATATGGTATGGGGTGTTCCTACTTCTTCTTCAAAGAATGGTAGATTCTGGTTAAATAAAGATGTATTAGCAATAATTCAAAAGATTAAAGATGAAGAGAAAAGACCAATTTGGCAGAGAGCTATGGCAGATGGGACTCCTTCAACAATTCTTGGGAAACCATATGAATTGGTTGATGTATTACCAGGAATCGCAGATGATGCTGCAGATAAGAAGTTTATGGCATTTGGAGATTTGAAATATGTAACTCTTGCTGAAAGAACAGGAATGAACATACAGGTCTTTGATTCAGGTATAGTAGGAGACCCTGATGAGGAAACTCAAGGAAATGACTTGAACCTTATTACACAGGATATGAAAGCAATGAGAGCAGTTAAGAGAATGAACGCAAAGGTTAGATTCCCTGCAGCATTCTCAGTAGCTAAAACATCAGCTTCAGCATCCTAAAGTCGGAGGTAATAAAATAGACTTGAAGCTCCCTGTGTAATGCAGGGAGTTTTGTTTTATGCTACAATATATATATGATAAATCAATCTATCAATAGAGCTATCTTGTCTATTAGAAAGAAGATAAACAAGAAGCCAATTATTTCAAAAAAGAAAGACAATGAGCAAATACACAAGCAAAGCTAATGTTGAAGCATATTTGGGTAGGAGTTTAACCACTTCAGAAAATACCCTCTTAGACGGGTTCATAGAATACCTTTCACAGTTTATCAATTCATACACTAATAGAGTATGGAATGATATTTCAGGATCAGATCCATCAGCTACATCCAAGATATATGATGGCAATGGAATGAATGAATTAAGATTGAATGATAGTGTGAAGAATATTACCAAAGTTGAAATACTGGATATATCAGGAGGAGTATATTTAACACTACAACCAGCAGAGATTATTTGTTACCCACTTAATAGAGATGTTGCAGAATCTATTGCATTAAGGAGTTATATGTTCCCTAATAGAAGAGCTTGTATAAAAGTATATGGAAAATTCACAGATGGAACTGTTCCTGCTGATGTTATTAGTGTTTGCACAGCTTTAGTGGGAAGATATATTAACAATGCTTCAACAAATGGAGGTTTTAAGAAAGAAAGTATTGAAGGATATTCCTATGAACTTCTTACAAGTGATGAACAGGATAGTGAAGTTAGGAATTTGGTTTCTACTTTAGATATGAGAAAAAAGATTCTATTATGAGTTTAATAGACCACGCATTACAACAAGATGCAATTATATTTGAAACTGAAGACGATATATATGGAACTCAGATTGTAACTGACGCATATCACGAGAAAGTAAGATTCAGATATATTACAGAAATAGATAAGGCAACTAATATAGAGGGTTTGATGTCGCCTGAAGCTATGATTTGGTTTGGTGTAAATACTCACGCAAAAGAATCAAGCATTGTTAGAGTTGATGATAGAGATTGGAGAGTAGATAAATTAGTAAAGGCTAGAAGATTACAAGGTCCTACTATTTTCTTTTACAAGGGATTTGTTACTGCACATAAATTGAGTGTAGATTGGGTATCATAATGGCTAATAGAGCAAAGATAATCAACAATCTAAAGAAGTTTGTAAAGAAAGACCGAGAAGCAGGAGATAGAGCCTTTGAAAGAATGGCAGTTGATATATTAAGGCTTTCTAAAATAAGAGTGCCACACGGAGATACAGGTATGTTAGAATCATCAGGAAGGTATAGGAAACTAGATACAATGAAATATGTAGTTGAATATGGCCAAGAAGGACCATCTAAAGCCTATGCTAGATTTCAGGAGTATGGAGGAGATGGCAATAGAGTAGTTAGACATTATACTAAGGCTGGTTCTGGTAAAGCCTATTTAGGAGGCTCAGCAGACCAGATTGTAAATAACGCCTTAAGTTATATAATTTCTGAAAAGGAGAAAATAAGAATATGATAGACGAATTAGGAATAGCAGAGCCAATAGCAGAATATTTAGAAGATAATGGTGTAACTACTGATGAAACAATAATCAGGATATCAGAACTTCCCTTTGATTATGACCAAGTATTATCAATTATATATTCTCCATCTCCAATACCTAATACTGCGATTGATGTTTATAGGCAGACTTTGGATTTTTGGGTAAGGTTCTCTAATGTAAAAGCAGGATACAATAAATTAGTAGAGGTATTAGATTTACTTCATAAGAAAACTAACTACAAAATAAAAGGATTCCATATTTATTTTTCACTAGCACAAGGTATGATAAACGATATGGGAAAAGATGAAGAAAGAAGACAACTCTACAAAGTATCAGTTGATTTTATGTATAGAAAGGATTTAAGTGTTAGCTAACTTGACACAGGTCTTTAGATTTACTATTATTAAAGTATGAATACACAAAACTTTCACATAGGTGCTGGTGCTATCTCAATAGATAGCATAGATGTTGGAGCAACCACTCCAAATGGGGTCGTAGTAAATTACGAACCTGATATCCATTTACATAAGTCTGGGAAGTATGGGAATACTCCTGTTAAGGCTTCTCTAATAGGGAAACTATTAACAATAGATATGGAACTTGCAGAATCTACTTTGACTAATATGTCTAAAGTATTTGCAGGTGTTACTACTGAAGGAACAACTCCAACTAAGGTTAAATTCGGTGGTATTGCAGGAACGCAAATAGTAGGTAAGAAAGTAGTGCTAACTCCCTTTGATGGAACTCCTGCTTGGACATTTAGAAATGCCATTCCTAGTTCTCCTGTTGCTATGAATTATACTGTTGAAGATGAAAGAGTTTTCAAAGTAACATTTACAGCATTGATTGATTCTACTGTTCCTGAAGACGAGAACCTAGCATTTGTTTCTTAATATTAAAAACATAATACAATGTCAGAGGTAATTGATTTAGACGCTTTATTACCAAAGCCTATCAAGGTTAAGATATCAGGCAAGGTAGTAGATTTATATCCTGGGAAGTTAAAGATACTTGTAAAAATACAGGATATGGCTAATGGCATAACTGATGAAAAGCAGAGTTTAGAAAAGATAAACGAAATGCTAGATCTACTTTCAGAAATTATCCCTGCTATTAAAACGGATAAGGATTTAGATGTATCTCCATTACAGGTTCAGAAAATAATTGAGGTTGCATACAAAGCACTTACTCCTACTGGTTCAGAAGAATTGAAATCTGCTAATATGGAAGTAACTCCTGATAAAAAAAAAGTGGAGAGCAATTAGTTAGAGCAATTACATACTTTCTTCGTAAGTTCCCTGCATATGATTTAGATAAAACATTGGATATGTATGCTATAACCTTTTTTAAGTTAGTTGAGAATAGCCTCAAACTAGATGGAGAGGATTATAGAATACTAGCAAACATTTATTCACTTCCATATCTTAATCCAATACAATCAAGAAATGTTATTAAGATGTTAGATACCTATGGTGAAGCCTCTGAGCCTATTACAAGCAAGAAAATACAGAGTGATAGGGAAAGGTTAAGGAAGATACTCGCAGGTAATAGTCCTGTGTAGTATAATAAATAGATAATATAATTAGTTTATTGAATGAGCACTAAAGTCGGGTCAATACATTATGAACTAGACCTAGATGATGATTCATATAATAAGAAGACGGATAAAGCCTCTGCAAAATGGGATTCTTTAGGTAGTAAGATAGGAGGAGTAGGAGTTGGTGTTGCAAAAGCAGCAGGAGTTGCACTTTTAGCAGCAGGAACAGCAGTAGCAGGTATTGCAACAGCCTCAGTTAAAGCATATGCAGACTACGAGCAACTTTCAGGAGGTGTTAAAAAACTCTTTGGAGATATGTCTAATGATGTTATTAAGAATTCAGAACAAGCATATCAAACAGCAGGAATGAGTGCTAATGATTATATGCAAACTGTAACAGGATTTTCAGCTAGATTACTTCAATCTTTGGGTGATGATACTTCTAAGGCAGCAGAAATAGCAGATAGAGCAGTAAGAGATATGTCTGATAATGCTAATACATTCGGAACTGATATTGCGTTGATACAAAATGCTTATCAAGGATTTGCCAAAGGTAATTTCACAATGCTTGACAACTTGAAATTAGGATATGGGGGAACAGCAGGAGAAATGGCTAGATTAGTAAATGAATCTGGTGTTATGGGAAAAGGTTTCAAGGCTACTGCTGAGAATATCAATTCTATTGGGTTTGATAAGTATATTGAGGCTATCCATAAGATTCAAGAACAAACGAAGATAACAGGAACAACTTCATTAGAAGCCTCTAAAACAATTTCAGGTTCAATATCTTCTATGAAAGCCTCTTGGACTAACTTACTTTCTACATTGGCTTCTGGTGATAATGACGCAGTAACAACTGCTCTTGATAATCTAGCTTCTTCTTTAGGAAATGTTGTATCTAACATATCAGCAATAATACCTAATATCTTATCAGGTATTGTTTCTGTTATAGAACAGGCTGCTACGAGTATTGATTTATCGGTAATAATCAATTCAATAATTAGTCAATTACCTAAGATAATAGAATTAGCACTTACATTGGTTAGTAGTTTAGTAAAAGGGATAAGAGATAACCTACCTTTAATAATGAAGTCAGCAATATCAATAATTACAACTTTAGTAAAAGGAGTGTTAGGTCTACTACCACAGATCTTACTTACAGGAATCCAGATAATAATATCATTGTTGAATGGGATAGCAGAGGCTCTACCAGAGATTATTCCTGCGATTGTAGATACAGTAATTTTTATGGTAACAACTTTAGTTGAAAACTTACCTCTCATAATACAAGCAGGATTACAAGTAATCATAGCCTTAATAGAGGGCTTGGTAGAAGCGATACCAAACTTAATACAGTTTATACCTTCAATTTTAGAATCAATAGTAACAGCGATAATAAAGGCTTTACCTATGATTATAGTCGCAGCACTTCAGATAATTCTTGCACTAGCGAAAGGTTTAATCGTAGCAATACCTCAATTAGTAGTAATGATTCCACAGATTATACTAGCAATATCTAAGGCTTTAATTAGTGGAACTGGTGAAATGATAAAATCAGGTGGTAGTTTGATAGCAGGACTTTGGGAAGGAATCAAGGATTCAACAACTT